TCAGGCCCCGGTGCCCACACTTTGCCCACAATCCCGGCTATCTGCTGGCGAATACTTGGCATGCAGAGTGACGGCCACGGCGTCGAGATCGTCGTCGAACAGGTCCGCGTAAGTGTCCAAGGTGACCTTCGCGCTCTTGTGCCCGAGCATCCGCTGCAACGCCAGGACGTTCACCCCGGCCGACACCGCCAAGCTCGCCGCGGTGTGCCGGAGATCGTGCGGCGTGATCTTCTGCACCTTGGCCCGCTTCACCGCCCCAGAGAACCACCCGTCTTTCGACTTCGGCCGCGGAAGGTACTTCCCGCCGGGACCGGGGAACACCAGATCCTCGGGCCGCTTGCCCTTGCACAGCGGGGCCAGCTCATCGAGGACGAACCCCGGCACCGGAACCTCACGGATCACCCGGCCCTTGGTCAGCCCGACCGCGTGATCCGATCCGAGCTGCACCGCGTTGTCTGCGACGGTCAGCCTGCGTTTGAGGAACTGGACGTCGCGCACCCGCAGCGCGATCGTCTCGCCCCAGCGGGTGCCGCACAGCGCCAGGACGTAGACCAGGGCGCGGTGATCGCCGGACTCGGCGGCCAGCCGGTGCACATCATCGGCGGTGAGGTAGATGTGGCGGCCGCGGACCTTCTTCGGCAGGCCCTCGATTCCGCGTGCAGGGTTCGACGCCAACCGCTTCGGCCTCGATCGCACAGCGTCGTCGAGGATGCCCGCCAGGACGCCGTGCGCGCGCAGGATCGTTGTGGTGCCCTTGCCGTCCTTGCCCATCTTGGCGACCCACGCCTCGACGGCCAGCGGATCAATGTCGGCGACCCGCGTCGACCCCCAGGCCGGTTTCACATGGACGCGCCACGCCGATTCCGTCATTCGGTAGTTCGACTTGGCGGTCGCTGATTCCTTGCGGGCCAGCCAATCCGGGGCCAGCTCGGCGACGGTGACCCACCCGGCCGTCTCGGCGACGAACTCACCCGTCATCTTGCGGACCTCGACGGTCGCGGCGAACGCCTCGGCGTCCCGCTTCCGCTTGAATCCGCGCTTGTCGGTCTGCTTGCGATCCGGCTTCCGGTAGCGCACCCGGTAACGGGTCTGGCCACTCTTGGTCTCGTAGGAATCAATCGTCGCCATCAGGCACCCCGTCCGGGTAGAACTTCCGCAGCAACGTGCGCTTCATGAACTCCGAGGGCTCCCCGCTGCCCAGCACCCCGGCCTCGATCGTGATGGACTCCCACGGCGGCAACGCCCGATCAAAGAACCGGATCGCCGCGCGCTCGTACAGGAGCGGGCCGGACTCGTCGGGTAGTGGCCGGCGGGCGATCAGCCAATCCCACAAGAGTGCGGCCTCGACTTCGATGCTGCTCGCTGACACAACATCTTCCGCGGCCACCCCGGAGGGCATCAACAGCGTCGACGGAGACACCCCCAGCACGACCGCCAAGGCCACCAGATCGTCGGCGTCTGGCCTGCGTTCTCCTGACTCGATCCGCTGAATACCGACCAAGGGGATCGGTCGGCCGAGGGTGTCTAGACGCTTTGACACGTCTGCTGCGGACAGGCCCTGTGCGTCCCGCAGACGCCGAACGTTGCGGCGCACCGCATCGCCGGTCGCGCCGAGGCGCGGTGCCTTCTTCTCGGGCTTGCTGCCACCCTGATCGCCTGCCATGAGGACAGTATGCACTCAATTTTGAGGTAATACGCCTACGGACTTGACTCAGCTTCGCTGCTGATGCACTCTAGTGAGTGAGTTACATCAAATCTGATGCAATTCGGACTCGAAAGGAGGTGAACATGGCGGATACGCCCAACGGGCTGGACACCGCGACCAGCAAGGAGGTCGCCGAGTACCTGCGAACAAGCGAGATGGGTCTCGCGCAACTCCGCTACAAGGGCAACGGCCCGAAGTTCGTCAGGGTCGGCAAGCGCAAGGTGATCTACCGCTGGGCCGACGTCCTGGCGTACCTCGACGCCAACACGATGACCCGCACCGACGACCACCCCAAGGGGGCGGCGTGATGCCCACCAAAGAAAACGCCCCCGCCGGTGCTGGAACACCTGCGGAGGCAACGAACAAATCCAATCGGCTGAAAGGAAGTTCAACCGCCATGCTAACCAACACCGACCACCCGGTCGACTCCCGCACCCGCACCTGCTGCGGAGGCATCGGAGCCCACGCCGCCGGATGCCTGGCCCTCGACGTCGATGGTCACCTTGCCGACGCCTACACCGACGCCACCCGCGGAGCCGACGAGCTGACCGAGGCCCTCAAGCGCATGGACGACGCACCGCTGCTCGCCAGCATCGACGTCGTCACCGCACGGGCTCACCTGCTCGCCGCCGCCCGACTGATCGACAAGGCCGCCCAGCGCATCACCGCCGCCGAGGTGACCAAGTGAGCGACAACACGATCCGCTGCGGACTCGACGGCTGCACATCGCACCAGTGTGAGAGCTTCAGCGCCCACACCTGGAAGGGGGAGACGCACGTATCCGGGTGCCTGCCGACGGCCATCCCCCACCGGACCCGCTACCTGAGCATCTATGTCGAGATCGACGACCGACACCGTCAGCCCGACGAACTCATGCTCGGCCTCTACAGCGATCAGAACGGCGAAGGCGACGGCGTGGAGGCGTGGCTGACAGTCGAGGAAGCCGAGCGCGTCCGCAACCTGCTCGACACCGCGATCCGCCGGCACACCGCTTACCGGGAGATCGGTCGGTGAACGCCGCTGCCAACCGGAGCCGGCCCCACCTCGGGGCCGGCCTCCCGGCGTCCAACCAAGTCGCGTTCGCCGAGGTGCTGCGCTTCGTCGCCGACCTCGGCGTCGACCCGACCCGCGTCCTGACCGCTGGCACCCCGGCATGGTGCGAGCTGCCCGACGATCACCCGGACAAGCTCGCCGCCGTCCTGGCCGCCGGTGTCCATCACGCGCTGCGCGTCGATCTCGCCCAGGCCGCTCGCGCCGAGGCATCCCGCGCCGTGTCGGCGTCGACCGACTGGTCGCGCGTCGGCCGCCCCCGCCCCGACTCCTACATCGAACGGATCTCGGCATGAGCGACGAGTTCTGGACCGCGCGCCCGGTCCTCACCCACGCCCGCAACGTCGCCCGCGCCCGCGGCGCCGGACCTTGGGCGGTGCTCGGAGCGGCGATGGCCAACGCCGTCGCCACGATCCCCCCGGAGATCGGCCTGCCCGGCATCGTCGGCGGCCGGATGAGCCTCAACCTGTTCATTGCACTCACCGGCCCCAGTGGGGGAGGCAAGGGTGCCGCCGAGGCCGCAGCCCGAGCAGGATTCAAGTTCACCGGCGACGAGATCGACGTGGTGCCCCTCGGATCGGGTGAAGGCATCGCCCGGACCTACCGGCCCACCGGCACCAAGGCCGACGATCCCAACCCGGTAACCACCGCCGTCTTCTCCGCGCCCGAGATCGACACCGTGGCGGCACTCGCCAGCCGATCCGGCGCCACCCTGTCCGCGGAACTGCGGAAGGTCTACAGCGGCGAACAGCTCGGCTTCGCCAACGCCGGCAAGGACACGCGCAACGTCGTCGCCGCCGGAAGCTACCGGGCCTGCCTGATCGTGGGAGTGCAGCCCGCCCAGTCGCAGACGTTGCTCTCGGCGTCCGGGGGAGGACTCCCGCAGCGGTTCGCCTGGCTGCCCACCAGTGACCCCGACGCCCCCGATGAGGCGCCGGAAGATCCGGGCACCGTCAAGGTCAGCCGCCCCGCGTGGCTGCGCCGCGTCGGTGGGCACGTCGATCTGATCGTGCCGGACGTCGCCCGCGCCGAGATCCGGGCCCACCGCCTGGCCGTCCTGCGCGAAGATCCGACCGTCGATCCGCTCAACGGGCACAGCCTGTTGACCCGACTCAAGATCGCCGCCGCGTTGATGGCCCTCGACGGGCGAACCGTTATCGGTGACGAGGACTGGGCGCTGGCCGGCATCGTCATGGCGGTCAGCGATCACACCCGCGCCAGGTGCCAGCGTGCCCTCGACGAGCAGTCCCGCAGGGTCAACACCGCTCGCGCCTTGGCCTCGGTGGAGCGCGACGAGATCGCCGCCGAGCGCAAGGCCCAGCGGGCGCGGGATGCGATCCTGCGGAGGATCGACAACCGTGGCCAGCAAACACGCGCACAGCTCAGCCGCGTGCTCAAAATGGATATTCGGGACTACCTCGACCCGGCTCTCGCCGACCTTCTCGATCGGGGCGAAATCCGCGTTTCCCCAGCAATGTTAGGGAACCGGAAGGGACACGTGTACCACAGGGACACGCTTCAAAAACAGGTATCTACCAGCGGTAATGACACGTGTCCCACAGGGACACGTGTCCCTAAGCCTGGCGATATGCCGCAACGCAAGAATCGGCCGGCCCGGCAACGCACCCGCGGCAAGTACAGCGCATCCCAGCAAACAGGCGAGGCCGCATCGTGAGCCGCCGCGTCATCTTCCCCGACCCCCAGATCTGGACCCGTAAGGAGAACACCATGACCAACCCCGATCACGTCCAACCCCGCGATATCCGACTGGCCGCCGTCTTGATCAAGCATCACCTGACAAGCAACACCGCCGGCCAAGTCGAGGTCATCCGCGAGACCGTCGACACCGACCGCGCCACCGCCCTGCTGGCCGCCGTCCTCGATCTGCACGCCCAGTTCGTCACCCAGACACGCAACCAGGTCGGGCTCGACTTCTTCGCCGAAGGGATCCACGCGCTCGGCGAGTTCGATCCCGTCGACGAGATCGGCCAGGATCTGCTCAACGCCATCGCCGTCGTCGAGGGCCACGGCACCGGCGACATAGCCGCCATCAACGAAGTGCTGACCAAGGTCCGCGCCCAAGGCCGAGGCACACAACTGATGATCAACATCCTCGACGTGTTCGACCACGCGCTCCCCGAACTGTCCTCCCACGCCGGCATCCGCTGGCTCGACGCCACCGTCGCCGAGATCCTCAGCAGCGGACGGGAGACCGGCCAATGACGCTGACCACCTGCCTCGACTGCGGAGAACCCTGTGCCGGACCCCGCTGCGACGAACACACCCACGACCACAAGGCCCCGGCCGCCGACCGCGGCTACGACTGGCAATGGCAAAAGCTGTCCAAGCGCGCCCGCCGACTGCAGCCGTTCTGCAGTCGCTGCGGATCGGTCAACGATCTGCAATGCGACCACTCTGCCGAGGCATGGGCACGCAAGGCCGCTGGGAAGGCCATACGGCTCGCCGACGTCCAAGTCCTATGCGGACCATGCAACCGCGCCGCCGGAGCCGCACGCGGGCACACAGCCACCAGGGGGGATACCCCCAGCCGGGCCAAACCAGACCCCCCGGCCAGGCAAAGTTTTAGTGAGGGATCGTGAAGGGCGGCGCGAAGGGCATCGTGACGGCTGATCCGTTGGATCTGTCCGGGTTGCCTGATGGTCGTGCTGAGCGTCGGCTGGCTTTCATCGCCGAGCACCTGGTGGTGCCGAAGGGTGTTGGTGCGGGGGAGCCGGTGCGGCTGCGGGAGTTTCAGCGGGAGATCATCCTCGGCGCGTTTTCCCCTGGTGTCCGTACTGGTCTGGTGTCGATGGCGCGGGCGAACGGCAAGACGGGTTTGGCGTCGATGTTGGCGGTTGCTGAGTTGTTCGTGGGGCCGCCGAGCGCCGAGGTGCTGGTGGTCGCCTCGGACGCTCGCCAGGCTGGAATCACGCTCAGGATGGCCAAGCGCATGATCGAGCTGAACCCGGAGCTTGCTGAGCGGTGCCACATTTACGCCGATCGGATCGTGCTGCCTGAGAACGACGGGTTGCTGTTGCCGTTGCCGGCTGAGCCGGGTGCACTGCATGGTCACGATCCGAGTCTGTTGATCGTCGACGAGCTGCATGTGGTGACCGAGGCCGTGTGGGAGGCCGTGACGTCGATGTCGGGTAAGCGCCCGGAGTCGCTGACCTTGGCGATCAGCACGCCGGCCAGCTCGCCGGATTCGGTGATGTGGCGTCTCGTCGAGCATGGCCGCGCCGGGGAAGATCCGGCGTTCTTCCTGCGGGAGTTCTGCGCCCCTGATGGGTGTGACACCGCTGATCGGGATGCGTGGCGTGAGGCCAATCCGGCGTTGGCGTGTGATGAGCCGTTCCTGGCCGAGGATGGGATCGAGGCTGCGCGTCAGACGTTGCGGGAGCCGGTGTTTCGCCAGCTGCGTCTCGGTCAGTGGGTTACGGGTGCTGAGGCGTGGTTGCCGTTCGGAGCGTGGGACGCCTGCCAGGCTCGCCGGAAGGTTCGCCCGCGGGAGCGGGTGGTGCTGGCGTTCGACGGATCCGCCTCCGGGGACTCGACGGCTCTGGTGGGTTGCACGCTCGACGGGCACCTGTGGATCGAGGGCCTGTGGGAGAACCCGAAGGATCCGCGCTGGCGTGTGCCGCGCGAGGACGTCGACCGGGCTGTCGATGCCGCGTTCGCCCGCTACGACGTCGCCGAGCTGGCGTGTGATCCGTGGGGTTGGCGTTCGGAGATCGAGGCGTGGGCCAAGCGTCACGGTGAGCGCCGGGTGCTGGAATACAACACCGCCCACGCCGGCCGCATGGCACCGGCCACCGATCGGCTGTATCAGGCCGTGGTCACCAATGCGGTGACTCACGACGGGGATTCGCGCCTGGCTGCTCACGTCGCGCATTGCACGGCGAAGCGGACCCCGCAGGGGGATCTCGTCAGCAAGGACAAGCGCGGTTCGCCGCGGAAGATCGACGCTGCTGTGGCCGCCATCGTGGCCTACGACCGCGCAGCGCACCACAAAACCCAAAAAGGCCGCAGGACTAGGAGTTTCGCGTGTTGACACAAGATGACCTGTTGATCCGGCTGCTGCAGCGGCTCAACGAACCCGCCGGCCGCTACGCCGACCTTGATCGCTACTACCAGGGCAAGCAGCCGTTGGCGTTCCTGTCCCCGGAGGCGAAAACGGCTCTGGGCAACAGGTTCGGCGTCATGGCAAGCAATGTCCCACGGTTGGCGGTGACCGCCCTGGCCGAGCGGCTGCGGATCACCGGATTCTCCGGGGACGGCCGGCTCTGGTCGGATTGGATCCGCAACGACCTCGATCAGACCAGCGGTGTCGCGCACCGGGAGGCCCTGCTGCTCGGTGACAGCTTCGTCATCGTGTGGGCCGACCGGTCTGGCCGGCCGCTGGTGAGTGTCGAGTCGGCGCGCCAGGTGTCGGTCCTCACCGACCCGGGCACCCGCGAGATCATCGCCGGGATCAAACGCTGGGAAGATCAGGCCGCCAACCAGACTCACGCGATCCTGTATCTGCCGGACAGGTTGGTGCGGCTGCGGGCCGAGCAGACCGGCGCGGTGGCAACGGGATTCAAGATCGTCGACGAGATCCCGAACCCGATCGGCTCGGTGCCGCTGGTGAACTTGCGGAACTCCGATCGGATCCTGGCCGATTGGGGAACCTCGGAGATCGACGACCTCAAGCCTTTGGTCGACGGGGCCAACAAGATCTTGGTCGACATGCTGACCACCTCGGAGTACGTTGGCCGGCCTCGACGCTGGGCAACCGGGATCGAGCTGACCGAGGAACCGGTGCTTGATGAGGACGGGGATCCGGTCCTCGACGATGGTGAGCCGGTGATGCGGGAGACCAATCCGATCCCGGAAGGCAACCGGGCGATGATCTCCGAGCAGGCCGACGCCAAGTTCGGACAGCTGGCCGCCGCGGACCTCGGTGGGTATGAGGCCGCGATGCGGGTGCTCACCAGTCAGATCATGGCCGTCAGCACGTTGCCGGCGCATTACCTCGGCACCCTCACCGACACCCCGCCCTCGGCTGATGCTCTGCGGGCCGCCGAGGCATCCCTGACCGCCCGCGCCGAGGCCCGACAGCACATGTTCGGCCGCTCCTGGGAGCAAGTCGCCAAGCTGATGATCGCCGTCCGCGACGGACGAGATCCCGGTGGCATCAACGATATTCGCGTGCAATGGGCTGATGCGGCGACCCGCAGTGTCGCCCAGGAAGCCGACGCGGTGGTGAAGCTGTTTCAGGCTGGCCTGCTGACCCGCGAGTACGCCCTGGCCAAGCTCGGCTATGCCGAGGACGAGATCCGCAAGGTCGTCGGCGACCCGCTGCAGGAGGTGTACTGATGCGCCTGCGGAGCTGCGAACCCAACTACAGCGTGACCACCAGGTCTGATGACCCCGGCCGCGTGCTGCTGCGGGTCCTCGGGCTGACCTTCGCAATGTCCCAGGCCGAGGCGATCGGCCTGGCCACCAAATTGGCCGATGTAGTAGAAACCATCAAGTCAGGAGAAACCCATGAGTGAAAACACCACCGAGACAATCGAAGACACGTCCACCGAGGTCCCCGAGGTTATTGACGGGTCCGACAACAACACCGCGGCCGCTGTTGGGGAGAAGTCGATATCATCGCCTTCTCCGATTCTGGGCGGCCAGCATGTGGGTCCGGGACATGCGCCCCAGCCACTCGAAGCTCCCAATAGCGTCGAGGCCGAGACCTTCCCGCGGGAGTTTGTTGAGCAGCTCCGCAAGGAAAACGGCAAGTACCGCACCCGCGCCCAGCGGGCCGACCAGCTCGCCCACCGCCTGCATACCGAGTTGGTCAGGGCCACCGGCCGATTGGCTGATCCGTCCGACCTCGAGTTCGACCCGGCCCACCTCGACGATCCCGACGCCCTGGTCGCCGCCGTCGACGAGCTGCTCGCCGCCAAGCCGCACCTGGCGTCCCGTCGGCCTGTCGGGGACGCCGGGCAGGGCAACCGCGGCGGCTCCGGGGAACCGTTCTCCCTGCTCGGCAAGCTCAAGGGCCTGGTGTAGATACCCCCGGCGGGTATCATGATGGGGTCGGTCCTGGTGACCGGCCCCATCAGCGTCCTGGCGGCGAGGGACTCAGCGAATATCCCTCCGTTCTAAGGACAACCAATGGCAATCGAAACCGTCGCCGGCAACGGCACTCTGATTCAGTCCGAGGTCGCTTCGCTGCTCGTGCAGCCACTGGAGCAGGCATCGACGTTCCTGGCAGCCGGCCCGAAGATCCTCGACAGCTCCAGCCCGATCCGCGTCCCGCGCATCGCTTCCGGTGTGAGCGCCGGGTTCGTCGCCGAAGGGTCACAGATCAGCGACGGCGACGTCGGATTCGACGAGGTGACTCTGATGCCGTCGACCATGAAGGGCCTCAAGGTTCTGGTGCGGCTCACCAATGAGCTGATCCGAACCAGCGTGGTCGGGCTGGAAGCGGTGCTGCGGACCCGCCTGGTCACCGACGTCGCCAACGCCCTCGACGCGGCCCTCTGGGACGGCGCCGGCACCAGCAACACCATCAAGGGCATCTTCCGGCAGTCCGGCATCGCCACCGGCACCCTGGACCTGACCGACCCCGACAGTCTGGTCGACGGTCTGGCCACCGCCCAGGGCAACAAGGTCAACCCGACCCACTGGGTCATGACCAGCTCGTCGTTCGCGGCGCTGCGCAAGCTCAAGGTCGGCGCCGACGATGCCCGGTACCTGTTCGACCCGAACACCATCCAGAACGGCACCGAGCTGCGGCTGCTGGGCCTGCCGGTGATCATCACCGACAACGTCCCGGCCGCCAGCACCAAGGCCCGCGTCGGCCTGGTCGACTTCTCCAAGGTGGTCGTCGCCCGCGACGTCGACGCCGAGGTCAAGATTCTCGACCAGACCTGGGGCGATTACGACAGCATCGGGATCCGCGTCGTGTCGCGCTGGGACACCGCCCTGCTGCAGGCCAAGGCCGTGACCCTGCTGACCGAGGCGTAAGCGTGACTGCCCCTGATTCGGGCATCGTCGGCACGGCCAGCTCCCTACAGGACGGGGGGCTGGCCACCGCCGTCGACCTGGTGACCACGATGGCCCGCAGCTACACCCGCGGCCGAGGCTTCGACAGCGACGGCAAGCCCAACGCCGAGATAGCCGCGGTGATCGTCACCGCGGCCAACCGCCTCGCCGCCAACTCAACGGGCCTGATCTCCAAGCGCGTCGACGATGTTGAGTACCAATTCGCCCGAACCGGCTTCGGCTGGACCCTGGCCGAGCAGATCGTGCTCAACAGGTTCAGGGTGAGGGCTCAGTGA